TTACATAGAATATGCGTGGGGCATGGGTGGGGCATCAGAGATAAAACTCGCGTTCAAAATACTCATCTGATCCACGTTGTTGTCGGTCATCCATTTTCCATAAACGCTGTAAACCATCTGAGCCGAAGTGTGCCCCATTTGTGTTGCGATGAAACTTGGGTTTGCTCCAGCACTGAGCGCCCAGCACGCGAAAGTATGCCTGGATTCATATGCTTTGCGATGCCGAATACCCGCACGTTTCAATAATTGATTCCATGTCGCGCCGAATGAACCTGGAGCATACCAGTCTCCCCCTTTCCCGTTTCTCGCCGTAAGTTTAGGCACAAAGACGAAGCTGCATAAATCGATTCGTGTTTTCCCGAATTCCCTCAGATGCACTTCTATATCGTGTTGTTTTCCCATGCGCGTATATGCCATCTGGTTTTTCAATGCCTGAATGGCTGACTGAGTCAGATTAATAACCCGATTGCCCGCATCGGTCTTTGGCGGCGTGAAGTGTCCTTTGATAGCAATATTTCTGCTGATAGTTATCGTCCAGTGTTTTAGGTCAATGTCTTCCCATGTCAGTGCGCATATTTCACCATGGCGCATACCTGTGTTCACCGCGAGGATCCATAGGTTTCTGATTTGCTCAGAGGGACACGCGTCAAGTAGGCGAGCATATTCATCTTTCGTTAATGGGTCTGGTTCGGCTTTGCTTTTGCGAAGAGGGTCAACGCCAGAAAATGGTGATTTTTCTATATATCCATTGAGTTCGGCAAAACGAAACATTCCGCCCAGACAGTTCATATAGACGTTTACTGTTCTTACCGTACGCCCCTTTTTAGCCGAACGGTTTTTCTGATGCTTTCCGCAAATTTGATAACCGGTCAACAGTTCTTTTCGGACAAGTAGCATGTCTTCATTGTTAAATCTACCGACAGTTTTCTCTGGCCCGAGTATTTCTGTACATATTTTGATATATGAAACATATCTGGTGTGAGCATTCTTTGTTATTTCCATGCGTTTCAGTTCCAACCACCGTACAGCCAATTCTTTCAGTGTGACCTCTGGCTGAACAAAACCGAATTTACGCAAATTAGGTGACTGCGGAAACTGCACCGCGTAGTTGAACATCCCTATTTTTATGGCGTAACAGATGGATGTACGTAATTCACCTGCCACTTTCCTGTTTTTGGGTGTGTCAGGAACACCCAGACTTTCCCTTACACGCACACCCTGATAGATAAACCACAGTCGCAACGTACCGCCGTGGTTTTCTACTCCTGTTGGGTATTTACTCATAACGATTCCTCGTCTGGTTGATGGTAAGGGTATTTAAGCAAATTGCCGACGCGGTTTCGCTGATGCCTGACGTTCGATCCAGCGATCAATTTCATCTAGATTGTAAAAACAGGGGCTGTTATCCCACGGTTGCCCGTCGAACGAGACGTGTTTGTATTCTTTCCCTTCAAGAAAAGATTTCTCACGAGCCTTCTTTAAGGTTCCTTTTTTTATGCCTTTCAGCGCAATGAGCTGTTCTTCTGAAACCCATTTCCCTGGGGAGACGATCATCATCATTACTTCACTCATGATTTCCCTCAGTTAGCCCCGTCCGGGGTCATTGATAATTCAAAATCAGACAGTCCATCTGACCGGGCTGCGTATGTTTGATCGGTAAGGCGTAACATCATGTCCTCCGATGCTTCGCGCGGGACTCGCTGGCCTCTTTGCAGGTGAGGCACAGCGTGCAGCCTGGGTATGCCTGGCGCCGCGCCTCTTCGATTGCATCACCGCATTCTTTGCATTCGGTTGCTGACACAGCAGTTCTATCTATGCGGTGAGAGCTTATAGCCACGGAACGTTGTAAATCCTCAATTTCACTAGCGCGATCGATATCATCTGCCATAAATTTCTCTTCTATTAATGGGGAGGTTTCCACCTCCCAGACCATTAAAATTTCCGGCATTCAAAACGGAATATCGTCGTCGTAAATGGGTTCTGATTGTTGCTGTGCTGCGGCCTGCTGGAGCTTGGATTGGGGAATGCCATTTTGTCGATCATAGGGATTTCCTGATGTGTAAGGGTTTCCTTGCTGTCCGCCGCGTTGACCTGTTGATTGCCGGTGGTCGTGATTTCGTTCGTCTTTGTCTTTTATTGAGTTTTCAAGATTTGCGATTGCTTCTGCAGGCGCGTTCTCGGCGTGTTCGGCATACGTCCGGCGCGTTCCTGGCTGGAACACGTGACGCACTTCAAATTTATACCCATCCGATCCATCCTGTTTCGTGTAGAGGACTTTCTGCAGAAACAAACCGATTTTTTTCCCTTCCAATGCAGGGCAGTGCCATTCTGTGCCTTCGGCAGTCGGTACCTGCACAGGTTGAGCTTGCTTCACTTGAGCAACCCACATAAGAGCAGATACCAATCCCATTCCGAACGTTTGCTGCCCGTCTTTGCCGATGAAATTAATGCGCAAGTAGTTAGCCTTGACTCCATTCGAATCAAGAGACAGTTCCAGCGCCTGGGATTGACTCCCATCCCGGCCAAATGTATAGATTGCAGAGGTTATGACGCCCTCGTACGCACCTGTTTCACTTATTCCGGCAGATGCTCCAGCTTTTTTCGCCATTTCTGCAGCGTCGGCATTCCAGACAAAACTCATTGGTTGATTCATGGTGTGATCCTTAATCTTTATAAATCTGTCATAAATTCGGTGATTGCCACATCGACCGCTTTCAGGTCGTTATCCATTTCCGTTTTATCTGGAAACATATCTGGCGGTGCCTTGGCCGTATCATTGTCATCGCCTTTAATCAGGAATACGTGCTTGCCGTCTTTCTTGATAGCCCTCAGCACGATTGAGAAATATCCTTCAGGCGTCAGCTTTTCATTCAACATTTTCCCGGTGGTTTTCATCCTGATTTTTCCCTCGCTCTCTTCTGTGTGAGCTAGGAAATAAACGCGGAAATCGTCAGGTAACAGCGTGGCCGCAGTAATGACCCGCCAGACGTGATCCGCCATTTCTGTGAATTTTGCATACCCGGTCTGATAGGCCCGATTCATATTTTCGTGCTGCATGACAACCTGGAAATCGTCAATGATCAGCACGCGGCGTGTAGGTGACTTGACCATTCGATAAATTGTATCCAGTACAATTTCCCAGTTATCAGAACGCAGAACGTTCCCACGCTGCTTGGTGCCGTCCGGCAATTCTTTACCGTGCAATTTCCAACCTGCAGATTTGAATGGCAACATTTTGGGAATGCATTGCAGCAGCATCACTTCATCGGGATTGAAATTGCGCAAGCTGTATGACTTGCCTGCACCAGAGTCACCGAGGATCAGCACTGGCGTTCCCATTAGATGCCCCCGTTAAGCCAATGCCTGGCCGTGTATTTGATGTCTTCATCCATGTCACTGGCAATCAACCAGCGCAGATACCCGGGATCCCCTTTTGACAGTTCCGCAAAGGTTTTCCCTTTATGCTTGCCGAAGCGCATGGCGTGGAGCAGGGACGGGTTGTTTGTTATTTCCCGCATTTCCCTCATAGTCCATTGCGCCATGCGCCCCATATAGATGAGCAATTCAGCGGTGACATAACAGTCATATAGTGCGCGGTGGGCGTAGAGACCTTCCGGTAATTCGGGCTTAAGTCCCAGGCTGTAACGCAGGTACTGGTTGCTGTGGCTGGCATGTTCCGGGAATAGTTTCCGTGCCAGCTTCATTGTGCAAATCCATGGGGAATCAATTTGTGGCAGTTTTGCTTTATCAAACGCCGCATTATGAGCAACGTACGCATCGGCCCCCAAATAGCGACCAATAACCTCGCTAATTAGTGGCGCGCTTTCAACCATATCCTCAGTGATATGGTGAATCGCCATTGCTTCAAAACTGATAGCCTCAGGCGGACAAACCAGATCGCTCATAGGATTACAAATGACGCCATCAACAATGTCGACACTGGCAATCTCGACGATGCCACCCTCAAAACTGGTGGTTTCCGTATCAATGACTCGTAACATGATTTTCTCCATCCGTAATAGCGTCACAAACTGCGTCATACTCCGCGAGCTTGAGAGCGATAAATTCAAGGTCTGTGGGCGAAATACCGCTATTCAGGCATATCAACGCGATGCACTGCAGCGCTACCTGATGCTCTAGTGGGTGAGTTAACATGCACGCCTCCGGAAATTGAGGCGTGAAAAATTTGCTTTCACGTACTCTTGATAACAGGGCTTGTCTTTGCAGAAGTGCATCTGAGTTATGCCCATATAGCGTTTCACTGGGTAAGCGCGTAGTTCGTCACTTTCACGCTGTACCAGACAATGGTCGCAATATTTCTTCACAGCGTGTCCTCCGCAGTTGTAAACGCAGCAGCAAATGACGCCAGAATCCCCTCCAGACGAGCTATACGGGCCTCGAGTTTTTCGACGTGTTCGCTATCAGTCCTGGCAGGAATATTTTCTGAAATATTTCGTGGTTCGATTTTTTGTACTGACGGGATAGCATCAGTACAGCGCTTCATCGCATTCGCCAGATTTGCGGCCGCTTCTTCAACCGTGCCATGTTCGCTCGTTGCTGGTGGTAACGAAGTAACAGCTTCGCTCGACTGACCGACATTCGTTTCCATCTGCACATCACCAACCTCCTCGGAATGATTTTCCGGTTTTTCTCCCTCATTTGAGGTGGCTTTCTGAGACAATCCATCAATAGAGAACATGCCGCAGCCAAGGTTTTTCATTTCTGGCTGAGCGTCAGTGCTGCCTAGTTTGGTATTTTCCAACGTTGAATCGGTGCCATTATTGGTTTCGGTGGTGTTGCCCGGTTCAGTGATGGCGGGCAGGTGACGTGCTAGCGTTAATAATTCCAGTGAGGGGTGTGCGTGGTTTGACTCTGTGAGGCTGGAATTGATATACGGCTGCATTGATGCGGGCATCTTGGTGATGTCTGGGATCGCATTGCGAATTAACGCGAAAATCGCGGCACGGGAAAAATCCAGAATACCGGGCATGTTGAGTAACTTTTGGCTCCACGTATTAAATGGCTCTTCTTTGTTAGCAATAATCTCTTTGGCCCGGCGGAGTATGGGGCCGGGTATTTCATAGATATCAAAATCCATCGGCAGGGTGGCCATCGCTATTTCTTTATTCAGCAAATCAAGAGAGTGCGTGATGTCATTGCCGCGATCAGTTTGATTGTTACCACCTGCGTTCGTGCCTGCATTAGTGCGTTTTATGCCCTGTTTTGCGACCCACTTCGCGGTAATATCTTCACGTAACGGACCATTAGATGATTCGGACTGATTGTTGTGTGCGTTAATCCATTCTTTTGCAAACGTCAGCAAGTGGCCGACGTCCGGCGCCTTGTCGTCCACCGGCCAAACACTTTTGATGTCACGAATCAGATCGAAAAGCGTTTTAGGGAAGCAGTGCTTGAGCTGTAGCAAGTCTTTTGCATTGTTCAGCGCCAGCAGCAGGTTTTGTGGGTATGCTGCGTCCATATCGTGCTGCAACGTAGCAATATCGCGCAGGCCTTGCGGCCCGAGAGCCGTGAATTTACTATATAGCCACGCGCCAAGAACTCGCTGAGTAAACGTAGCCTGTTCAAATGTAACGGCGCTGTCTTGCTGCGGCTCCGATTGCGTGCCGGTCTGCTCTGTATCCTGTGCTAGTTGCGCGCCAGAATGTTCCACTTGCGCAGCGGCTACGGTTGCGTGGTCGTCATGAATGTTAACTGATGGCGGCGGCGCGGGGATCCGCTTCCACGTCAGGCTATCTTCACTCAGCTCGTAGCGATCGCACCACGTATCATCAATGACACCCTCGTCCGGCAGGTCATCAACAACGTGCCAGTTGGTACGGACGGGCAAGAGATAATCGGTACCGCGGCCAGTTTCAATTTCGGCATCTTCAAGAATATTGGCAATTTCGCGCTCGGCGCGTGAATCAGATTTTGCAGAGAACCAGCAGAACAGACTTTTTTTGTCCGATTTTGCTTTCGCTTTAATGACAAACGCATAGTTGTTCATTGCGTTTTTGCTCCTTCGGGTTGTAGAATCCCCTGAGCCATTGATTGCGCCCTTAGGGAGTGGTTATTGGTCAAAACTCGATTCCGATTTGCTTTGGTCGGCGAATCGGCGCATTAAACCGCTTCGGCGGTTTTTTGCGTTTTAAAAAGCGGCGGATTGGTAAAGTAATAAACCCGCACCGCCGAAAGACTACACACAGCAATTGGTGCTCCGTAACGTGGAGCGGGCGTTTCCCCAGTGCTGGCAAACAGGCCAACAAATGGCAATTGGTCAAAACTCGATTAACGTGTAGCGGGGCGCTGGCCATCTCCTGTGGGGACAATCCCCTCAACTGGATAACATTCACCGTGAACGCGCTGAACATACATGTCCTGAACGCATTCCTGCTTGGACCCATAAACGCCCAGAACTGCGTCATCACAGTTGCCGTTCAGCATGCAAACGCTGATAACGAGCGCGAATAATGTTCCCATTAGTGCAAAGTCCTCCCTGTTGCCTGCCGAAAAAGGCGTTTAGCCTCTTCCCATTTTTTTTTGTCGCGGCTTGATACTGCGGCTGCGGCCATGCGTTGTGCTTCTCGTAACTGCTGGTGGTTAATCATCAGCCCCTCTTTGCCCTTAACGGCGGGTCGCCGGAACGGTTCTAACCTGCTGCGCGTCTATTCCAATTTCAGCAACTGCCGTCATGTTCGTACGCCTCGGGCTGGCTACTTAGCCTCTTCGCATTACTGAGTAACTCGGGGTATTGCTCAGTGTGTTATGCGTCGTAGCGTTACTGCGTTTTGTTAGGATTATTAAACACAATGTTTATCTTCTTGTCAACTTTATGAATATATAAAAATAAACAAAAAGTTTACCTTCCTGAGTGAGAGTTAGCCGACGGGTTGTGGTAGGGGAATTTTAGGTAAAAAAAATCCCGCCGGAGCGGGATGAGGAGATGTATGAACACAGGTTAGATTAAAAGCTGAATTTGGCGAGTCGCAATATTGCTAGTCCAGTGCCTATGGCTTTACTACAGCATAGATCACTCATCAACGGGCTTATATCTGCCCCTGAGGTATTTATCCACGTAGTCATCAATTTCTTTCAATCGGAGCTGGAATAGGTCAATCATTCTTTCGCGTTCTGCTTTTGGTAATTGACGATAAAGATTAAGCATCTTCATTTCATCACTACTCAACCCAGTCGATTCTTCCACATCCTCGCCCAGCAGCCACGCAACGGATACGCCGAGCGCGTCAGCTAACTTTAAAGCTGAACTTTTTCCCACCGTCCCACGATTAAACCAGTTGTTGACGGATTGTGGGCTGACGCCAGCTATCCTGGCCATCTCTGCTTTCGAGATACCCTTCAGTTCCATCAACTCCGTTAGTCGCTTTACTTGCGGGTGTTCTACTTGGTGCGAGTTCTCTTTCATGAGGTCATTTTAAACCATATGTTTAAGGTCATGAACATTCATAATGTTGATTTTTTATTAAACTTATTGTTTAATTATTGGTGTTGATATACAGGAGAACATATGAACGCCCTTGATAAAGCCATCCACAATGCCGGTAGCGCCACTAAATTGGCTGAATTACTAGGCATTTCATCTATGGCCATAAGCCACTGGAAACGACGTCATAAGGGAGCGATCCCATCAAATCATGTATTCGCTATTTACAACACAACAGGAGTAACCCCCCACGAACTACGCCCTGACCTTTACCCAAATCCAACCGACGGCCTATCCAAGGAGCAGGAAGCCTAACCATGCACATCTCTTCTCAGGATGATAACTACGCAAAAGCAGGATTTTTGAAATCCCAGAATCAGTCTCGTCGTTCTGTCGCCGCTCATGCAGTCGTTCGTGAAGCCGTGGAAGCGTGGCAGAAAACATTGCCGGGCAGGGCGCAGGACACTATCGCGCAGTTGGTTGTTGATGAATGGCGTCGTCATGGTGGACGTGGCTTGCAACTGGGCGATTCTGCCCGCAACAACAGGCAGAACATTTTTCGCTGGCTGGACAACCCGTTCAACTCGGCACGATACGCCGGATATATCGCGCAATTAACGCCAGTGATTGCCGACGTAATGCCGATTGAAATTGCCCGACGGTATGGTTTGAAGAAGGGGCGAACGGAGGCGGAATTGGTGGCTGCTGCAATCAAAGAATGTTCCGAAGCTCAACAGGCAAAAATGCTCGGTGCCAAGGTTCATGTTCTTGAAAAAGAAGTTAGGGAAGGCGTTGAAGCGCTGATGCGCTTAATGCCGCCGGATAGCTGGGGACCGGTTCTCAGCAGCGTGGCCACAATGCTGGGGCAATGTTTTTAATCGAGTTTTGACCAATAACCAACACCGTCTTTTGAATGAGAGACATTAGTAACTAATGACCAGGAGTTAATTGATGGCCGGAGACTGGATAAAGATGCGCGCTGATTTGCATACGCATCCGAAAGTCGTCCGCATTGCGTCCGCACTCAATGCGGACAGATTGCGCGTAATCGGCGCATTGCATGCCGCATGGTGTCTGTTTGACGCGCATTCAGTTGACGGAATGCTAGACGGGTACTCACCAAAGACACTCGACGACATGATCGGTTTTCCCGGTTTCGCTGATGCAATGATTGCCGTTGGCTGGCTCGATTACGTTGATGCAAGCCTATGTATGCCAAGGTTTTCTGAGCATAACGGGCAATCGGCAAAACGTCGGGCGCAGGAGGCAGACAGGAAAAGAAACATCCGCAAATCGTCCGCACCCAATGCAGACAAAAAGCGGACTAGAGAAGAGAAGAGAAGAGAAGATCTAAAAGATAAACCTCTCTCTATAGGGGGCGATGAAAATTTAAGCGGAGAGGTTCAATCAGAAACTCAAACACCACCTGAACCGACACTGCCGGACTACCTGGATGACATAGACATCCCGATTGGAAAATTCACGATGTACTCGGGCTGGCAACCTTCTCCGGACTTCCGAAAACGGGTTGCGCTTTGGAACCGAATTCTTGACGGGCCGGATCCAGGGTACACCACTACAGATTTGGAAAGGTTTACTGCGTTCTGGAAAGCGGATGGGAAAGTATTCAATCACGTCCAGTGGGAACAAAAATTTGCTGACAGCGTGCTGTACGAGCGCCGTCAGGAGTCAATGAGAAAACCAATCGGAGGTTCAAATGCAGAAACAAATCAGGCCAACAACAGTGGCGAATCAACAGCAGTACAGCAAATCAGGGCAGAACGTGAACGTTGGGAACGTGAACGCGCAGGAAATGGCATGGGCAATGTGGGAAACGATGGGAAAGATCTATTCGAACCGTTGGATCACGAAGAATGGCAATCGGCCGAACGAGCTGTGGATTACTCAGATTGGGAGCATGACCAGTGACCAGATAACTCGAGTGTGTAATGGCTGCGTTTCGCGTTGTGCCGCTGGAAACACGTGGCCACCAGACCTGGCCGAATTTATGGCGCTGACCGCAGAGTGCGGCGCCAACCCGTTTGGCCTAAATACCGATGACGTAATGGCTGAATACAAGCGCTGGAGAAACGAGTCATATCGCTATTCCAGCAGTGACAAATTCCCTTGGCACCACCCGGTGTTGTATCACATCTGCATCGAAATGCGGCGTGCTGGTGTTGAGAAACGCATGACGACTGGAGAACTGGAGCGGCTAGCAGAACGGCTGCTGACGAAGTGGGTAAAAAACGTGAGTAATGGCATGAGTATCCCGCCGATTCGTCGCCAACTGGCAGCACCCCAGCACCCGAGTGGGCCAACACCGGCGCAATTGCTGCACGCGGAGTATCTGCGGAAAAAAGCCGCTGGATATTTTGATTAATAATCGGCCCGAATTATGGGCGAATGATAAACAAATCGAGATTTGACCAATGACCAAAAAATTAACGACTAAACAGCGTGTTGCTCGCTATATCAAGACCAGCGAGGGGTCGACTATTGGAGAAATAGCTCGCCGATTAAACTTGAGTGTCTCCGTAGTAAGCCAGGAAATCCGCGAATTGAAAGATGAAGGGATTGTCTGTGTAAATGGCACCGGTGCTAATGGTCGTCACCTGCATTATCCGACGTTCGACGGATATGCTGAAGTACCGAAATTTGGCGTACACCCCCGGCAGGAACAATTTAATCAGCTATTGGCGGAGGTACGGGCATGAAACCTGAAATGTCTACAGCGGTGATGATTGAGGTTATTCGCTCAATGGCCACGAATGATCAATCACTAAAAGGGCAGTTTTTGGCTTCCATTGCCAATCGACTTGAACGGCTTTTGTCTACCGAATCCAGTATGTCACGTGAGGTGGAATGTATTCGTCATGCGCTGGATATTCCACCAGACCAGTCTGTACAGGCTGTTGTTGTGACGGAATACACTCGGATGAATGCGGAGATTCTTTCGTTACGCTCTGAACGATCGGAATTGAGAAAATTATTGGATGGTGCCACGCCAGAGGTCATTCCATTAATCGAAAAAGCCTGCAATGACGCCGTAGACCCGCAGTCCGTGAATGATCCCCGCATTAGGCCTGCGCTCCCTGAGCGCGATGAGAGTGGATTTTGGTATCACCCCGCATACAACCCGCCGTTTGAAGAAGGGGCTACGGCAGAAGAGGTGCGTAATTGGCACGCTGAACGTGGTATGGAGCACGACTACACGTTTATGTCTTTCGATTTTTGTGAAGAATGCGTTTACAACAGCGACACGGTTTCGGCATGGAACCCAACACCGCCGAACGGCACAGGCTGGATACTAGTGAGTATATTCGATACAGAAGATGGCGCGGCTGCGTGCTGGGTACGCTACACAGACGCACTGAACGTAAGGACGGTGATGCATGACTGATGTATCACCAATTCTTGATATGTGCTGCGGTGGCCGCGCGTTCTGGTTCGATAAGAGCGATCAGCGTGCCGTTTTCAGCGATATCCGTCAGGAAACGCATACATTGTGTGATGGACGGACGTTGGAGATTTCACCTGATGTGATCGCTGATTTTCGCAGCCTGCCGTTCGCCGATGAAAATTTTAGCCTGGTAGTATTCGATCCGCCGCATCTTGCTCGTGCTGGTGACGACAGCTACATGCGCGCCAAGTATGGAGCGCTGAACAAAGAAACATGGCGAGATGATTTGCGTGCTGGTTTTCGTGAGGCATTTCGGGTGCTGCGGCCTAGAGGTACGCTTATTTTCAAATGGAACGAAACGCATATTCCTGTAAGCCTGATTCTGACTCTGACGGAGCATAAGCCTGTAATAGGGCATAAATCCGGCAAACGCTCGAATACACACTGGATCTGTTTTCTGAAAGACGGCGTGTTGCCAGCGGTGGCGGAGGATACCGATCCACTCCTGCAATACGCCACCAGACGTATTATCGAGTTGGAATCGATGATGCTGGTGGATGTGCCGGAAACGGTATGGCCTGCAGAAGTTGAAATGGTCTACTCGCAGGTTGAACGCGCTGGGGAAATTCCGGCGCATCATCAGCGTCGGTTACATCATCACATTAATCGTATGTGGCTGGAAAAAATGTCGGTACCGGACATCGTCAAAGCGACCAAATCACTGGTCAATGCCATGGAGAATTACTCGTGAGTGAAATCATTGTTGATAATTTTGCGGGCGGCGGCGGAGCCAGTACCGGCATTGAGCTGGCGATTGGCCGTAGCGTTGATATCGCCATCAACCACGACGAAAACGCCGTTGCCATGCACACGACGAATCACCCTGACACCTTGCACTACTGCGAAAGCGTGTTTGATATTAATCCCATGGCGGCAACTTCTGGCCGCCCGGTGGGCCTAGCATGGTTCAGCCCTGATTGCCGTCATTTCTCAAAGGCCAAAGGCGCGAAGCCTGTTGAAAAGGCTATCCGTGGACTTGCCTGGATTGTGCTGCGTTGGGCGCTGGCCGTGCGGCCACGCGTCATGATGCTGGAGAACGTCGAGGAGTTTAAAACGTGGGGGCCACTGCTGGCCACCGAAGATGGCACAGAGCATCCGGATCCGGCGCGCGCTGGTAAAACCTTTGCTGCTTTCATCGGCATGCTGACCACCGGCATTGCAGCGGATCATCCGGCAATTGCTGAGTGTTGCGAAGTGCTGAACATCGATGTTAACAGCGACGACGTTTGCCGCCTGGTCGCCGGTCTGGGCTACGTTGTTGACCACAAAGAGTTACGCGCCTGCGACTTCGGCGCGCCGACCAGGCGGCGCCGGTTCTTCATGGTGATGCGTTGTGACGGCCAGCCAGTTGAATGGCCTGCTGCGAGCCACGGGGATCCGAAATCACTGGACGTGCAAAGTGGGAAGCTGGTGCCGTGGCGCACAGCAGCTGAATGTATCGACTGGTCGATTCCTTGCCCGTCGATTTTCGAGCGCAAAAAGCCGCTGGCTGAAAACACGTTGCGCCGTATAGCGCGTGGGGTGGAACGTTTTGTTATCAATAACCCGACGCCGTTTATCGTCAAGTGCAACCACACCAGTAACCGGACGAAATACGATTGTTTTCGTGGTCAGTCGCTGGGAGAGCCGTTGCAGACGATCACTAAAACGCACGGCTATGCGCTGGTACAACCGTTTATTGCTGGCGCTGGCGGTCCGAAATATTCAGCAAAGCCGCGCAGCGTTGAACAGCCCATGCATACGTTGTGCAATACGAATCACGCGTGTGTGATAGCTCCTGTTATTGCTCGTCAGTTCGGGAACAGTATTGGTCACAGTGCTGATGAGCCAAACGGCACAATTACCGCCGGTGGCGGAGGAAAATCGCAGCTGGTATCCGCGTTTCTGGCGAAACATTACGGCGGAAACTATACGGGGCCTGGCGCAGCGATGGATGAGCCCGCCCATACAGTGACGACAACAGATCATCATGCATTGGTTTCGTCGCACCTGGTCAAGTTGCGCGGCACATGCAAAGACGGTCAGCCAGTCACTGAACCGATGCCGACAGTTACGGCCGGGGGCCTGCACATTGGAGAAGTGCGCGCATTCTTGCTGAAATACTACGGCAACGAGAAAGAGGGCGTCGATATCAATGACCCTATGCATACAGTCGTCAGCCATGACCGGTTCGGACTGGTGACTGTAGAGGGAATCGACTATCAGATCGTTGATATCGGCATGCGCATGCTGCAACCGCACGAGCTTTACGCAGCTCAGGGTTTCCCGAGCTGGTACATCATCGATCAAGATTATCGCGGAACCAAATACGCCAAAGACAAGCAGGTAGCGCGGTGCGGCAATGCTGTACCGCCGCCGTTCGCAGAGGCGCTTGTTCGCGCCAATCTGCCGGAAATGTGCGTGGCACGGCAGGAGGTAGCTGCGTGATCAAGTCCACAACAACTCCTTTTTCGTTGCAATTGTGTTAGCTAAGGTTAATAATTATTACTGTATATTTGTACAGTTATTCAAAAAGGGAGTTGGAGTGGCCGAAGAACAGGAACAATTGCCAGCCACTGGCTATGCGGTGGTTAGGTGCCGTGATCAGGTTGTTGTAGCGAAGTTCATGGATTTCCCGGATTGTGATCGGGCGCTAATGTATAGGAGTGGAGATATGGTTTCGTTTATGCCTCTGCAGCATGATGAAATAGTGGGTACGCCCTCGTTGTTTATGCAAATGCTGGAGAAAGCAGGCTACCGAATTACCAGCACCTCTGGTAACATTCCCTCATAGGCCTGAACAACCTATGACCTGCTGCGCCGATGGAGAACACCATGGCGCAACTATCACTTATAAAATCCGCTGGTGGAATACTCATCCCATCTGCACCAGATACACGCGATTACCTGAATCGACTGAAAATTGGTTCGGTTATTTCTGCTGACTTCAAAAAGGCGCGTAATCCGGCCTTTCATCGCAAATACTTCTCCCTGCTGGGCCTCGGTTTTGATTACTGGGAACCGGTCGGCGGTACCATTTCACAACCTGAACGAGAGTTCGTTCGCGGTTACGTCCGCTTCCTTGCTGGTCAAATTGGTGTAGAAGATGCCCTGAATACTGTTGCTGACGCCTATTTCGATGAAGTGTCACAGCAACGTGTCGTCAATATTTCTGCTGCTAAATCTTTTGATGCCTTCCGCCGCTGGGTGACTGTTGAGGCTGGTCACTATGATGCTTTCATCATGCCAGATGGCAGTATCCACAAAGAAGCCCGTTCCGTGTCGTTCGCTAAAATGGACGATTTGGAATTCAACGACCTGTATAAATCCACCCTTGATGTGCTCTGGAATTTCATTCTCCGCCGCACATTTCCTACGCATCAGGCTGCAGAAGATACCGCAATGCAACTATTGGGGTATGCGGCATGAAAACCATTTATCGCAATAAAAAATGGCTGGCGGCAGTCGGCACTATTCAGCAGTGCGTTCTGTGCGGGACGTGGGGAACGCAAGTGGCACATCGGAACGAGTCAAAAGGTATTGGCATGAAGACCGACGACTGCGCCACGGCGGCGATCTGCGTTCATTGTCATAACGAGATCGACAACGGTAAAAATCTCTCCCGCGATGAGCGTCGTCAACTGATGGACCGCGCCATCGTTCTGACTATCATTCAAATCGCCCGCCAGGGTCTGGTGGTGCCGAAATGAAAACCTACGACATCACGCCTATTGGTAAACCACGGCAAACGCAACGCGACAAATGGCAAAAACGCCTGCCGGTACTTCGGTACCGCGCATTCTGTGATGAGGTTCGGCTGAACAAAATCACGCTGTCAGAGTCCGGCTGGCATGTCACGTTTGTGCTGCCGATGCCCGCGAGCTGGAGCAAGAAGCGGCGTGATGAAATGAACGGCAAACCGCACCAGCAGAAGCCCGACAAAGACAATCTGGAAAAAGCGTTGCTGGATGCAATCTTCGACGACGACAGCCGGGTATGGGATGGCAGGGTATCGAAAATCTGGGGCCAGAAGGGGCTGATTATAATAGAGGAGGCGGCACAATGATTTATCCATCCGAAACAGGTAAAGCGGGTGAACTGGTTCGCCTCCGGACATTGGAGAGTGTGTGGATCCAGGGGAAGTTGCGCATGTGGGGGCGGTGGTCTGCCATCAACATGAACCCCGCGGCCAGCGATATGTTCAAAAAACTGCTTAGCAAGTATGTTATCACCCAGAACGATCTCAGTAAGGCGTTAAAGGTACTGCGCAAACGAGGATGCTCATCGATAGAACTTGAGTCTTGGGTAAATGACATGCTCCAGCAGAGTCGGCACAGCAGTCTTGTATTTTGTACGGATGATGAGGGTTTACTGATGGATAGGGTTATCGCTCGCATAATGAAAAACAATCAAGGATTGCTGCATGTTCTGGAGCATCGGTATCAGGAAAAAATGAGTCTGCGTGGAATGGCAAGAGAACTGAATGATGTATACCCCGAGCTAAGCGTAATGACTTGCCGACGCCGCGTCGATATGTGGCTCGGGATGGCTGAATCAATGTTATACAAGCCAATGTGCGATGCATTCGAAACAAATAGCGAAAGATTTTACTTGAAAGTTGAACCAATAGCTGGTTAAATTTTGATATGCTTCGCGAAGCTGTACATCGTAAGCGACAGAATTTCAGAAACCCGCCATCAGTGCGGGTTTTTTATTCGGAAATTTACTTCATATGAGTAAGCAAAAATGTTGACTTGGTAAGCGTAAATGATTACTATAATTACATGTTCAACAAAATGGAGGAGTGGTGAAGCAAAGCGAGTTCAGGCGGTGGCTTGAATCTCAGGGAGTCGAAGTTTCAAACGGTACTAACCATTTGAAACTGAGATATAACGGAAATCGAAGCGTAATGCCAAGACATCCCGGCGCTGAGATAAAAGAACCGCTAAGAAAGGCCATACTCAAGCAGTTAGGTCTTAAATAACAAACCAGCCCTTCGGGGCTGGTACTCGCGGAGATTCATCATAACGATATGCGATATCCTGTAAATTTAGAGCCAGACACTGGCGGATATGTGGTGAGCTTCCCTGACGTCCCCGAAGCATTAACTCAGGGGAATACGAAAGAGGAAGCATTAGCGATGGCGCTTGGTGCATTGGTTACATCCTTTGAGTTTTACTTCGAGGACAATCAGCGCGTGCCATTACCGGGAGAAATCACCGGTGATTATGTTGAGGTTCCGTCCAGCGTGGCCGCGAAAGTCATCATGCTAAATGCTTTTGTAGATTCCGGCTTAACTCAGGTTGAGCTGGCGTCGCGTATGGGCATTAAAAAGCAGGAAGTAACACGGTTGTTCGATCTGCATCACTCAACGAAAATAGACACCATTCAAAAGGCGATATCAGCACTAGGTAAACGCCTGGAGCTAGTCGCCGCTTAATGCGTTAACCTAAATCACTATGTGTTAAGTTAGTTCCAAGGCTCACTTCGGTGGGCCTTTCCTTTTTCTGCCCCTGCTAAATCTGACGATCAATTCTAAATTACGAAGCGCCTACGGCAACGGGCAGATCCCTATTACTACATCACTACCCTCGGGAACATCGAGGAGGCCGGAGCATGATTAAAATGCCTGAGAAAATAACGACGGCTGGGGCGTATTCGTCATCCGGCCTGCTAATCGCGTTAGGAAAATTTTTCGATTGGTTTCACCACATCGACTGGAGCCAGGCGGCGGTCATTATCGGGATCGTAGTGGCTATCGCGACGTATTTCACAAATGTTTATTTTCAACGCAGACAGACCCGAGCAATAGAGGCCGCTGCCTCGTTAGGAAAGACGATTATTCGCGGAGATTAATCATGACTAACGTTAAGAAAGCGGGTGGTGCCGTTGGTGTAGTGTGTTCCGTAATGACAATAATTGCCATCGTGGTTTCTAACGGACAGGTTCGTACAAATGAACGTGGGTTAGAGTTGATCGGCAATGCTGAATCCTGTCGTCGTGATCCGTATGTCTGTCCAGCTGGCATTCTCACTGATGGAATCGGAAACACTCACGGCGTGGTAGATGGAACCCGTAAAACAGACGCGCAAATCGCTGCAGACTGGCAGAAAAACATTCTCGACGCTGAACGCTGCGTTGACAGATACGCAAACGGAAAAAAGTTGCCAGATGGTGCGTTCAGCGCTGCCTCAAGTATCGCTTTTAATGCCGGTTGCCCGATGATGCAAAAATCAACGATGTTCCAGTTATTCCGGGCCGGAAATATTCATGCGGCGTGTGAGCAGTTCCCGCGTTGGGTATACGGCGGCAATAAAAAATTGCCGGGGCTGGTGGTTCGTCGGGATAAGGAGCGTGCGTTATGTCTATCCTCCCAGGCTGGAAAGTAACGATAGTTGCATTGATGGTCGGTATAGCTATCGGTTGGTACGTTCAGGGTTTGCGATGGGATGCTGACATTGCCGAACGCATCAAACAACAATCTGATGATATCAGCGCGAGCCAGCAGGTGATTATTGCAGGTCAGGCGTTGGAGTTTCAGCGCTATAACGAAATTGCACAGCAGGCCAATCATTACGCCATCAACATCAAGGCTCAATCAGATGAGAAACAGATTGTATACCGCACGATCATCAAACGCGATCCGGCTAGTCGTCAGTGTGTGCCTGATGATGTGGCTCAGCGGTTGCTCGACTACACGCACCGTTTACGTGCCAACGCAATGTACGCCACTGCCAGCAGAACTGACACAGCCAGTGCTGATTCCGCTGCCACCGCCTGCCGATTGACGTATGGGCAAGCCGTCTACTGGATTGACCCGTTGCTGACTATTATCGACAAGGTCAATAATGACCGCGCAAGCATACGGCAGATTGAAACTAAGAGGCATAAATGACCTTTCTCTCCGAATTCAAATTATGGCTAAAAGCCATCGCCGCCGCCAAGTGACCCACTTACGTATGGGGCATCTGTGCAATGGAACGAATTGCTACTTACAGACCTGCAGAACTGTAATAGCCAGATCAACGGAATTAAACAAATCGAAGAGGCCAGACAGAAATGATTAAGCGCTTTCTTGCATGGCTGAAAAGCATTTATTTTAAACCGGCACTAGCCGAAACAAAAACACCAGAGGTAGAAAGCATGTCAGAATCATTAGTAGACTCACAAGCAGCCGCCGAACGAGTAGCAACAGTTGCTCAACCAGCCGCAGTAGCGAATGTCGATGAAGCCAAGGTAGGAGTCTCAGACTTTGACGCGCGCTGATCTTCGTTGAGAGCGAAGTTGATCAATTGGGACAAGCGACGAAAGACGAACTGAAAGAACTTGCCAAGAAATACCTATAAGCCAAGCATTGTAAGTCGAGTGCTTTATAATGCTTTGTTATACAATGTGTTCCACTTAAAATGGGAGGATAAATGGACACTGATATCATCAGTTACGAAAGTATGCTGGCAGCAGAAGAAACCGCAAAATGGACTTATTGGATAATGGTTGCAACCGGTTTTACTGGGGTGGCAACGTTCATGGCGGTTTTGACGTCCTTATACTTGGCAAGCAGAAAACCAAAGGCGTTGATTACAGCGTCGATCTCTTACTATTCAAAGGATCGGATGCCGCACGGCACATCGGTAGGAATAGTTATAAGTGTAGCTAACATTGGCGATATTCCCATATTTTTGAAAAGTATACACTGGTCTTGCGGCACTAAATTTACCATTGTTCAGATATTTAACCCTACTAACTCCGATCCATTCCCACGAAAATTAGGGGTAGGAGATTCAGCATCATATTACCTGGAATTCAATGAAAATTGTTTGGCGTCTACTTTTATTGAAAACGTAGAAAAGCATGGCCGGGAAATTTCAAAACTCTGCTTCAATGTGAAAACAGGTACGGGAAAAGTGTTTAAATTTAAAGTTGATAAAGACACAATAAAATCGATAAAAATAGAAGCCTGCAGATGAATTTGTGTAATTGCCTGTTTTTGATATGTTTTTCCTGATAATGAAGATAAGCAAATTATAGGCAGGCTCAAAAAATCAAAATTAGCCGTAATAGCTAGCTTTTATCATCACCATGGAAAGTATGTCATCGTTGCCGATGAAAGTGCTCGAACGATTGTGAATATATTCGGTGGGGAAAATGGGGAATCTTTCAACCTGTATTTTTCATTACCCCAAGTGTATTAGCGCGGTAAGTAGTGCATCCCAGTTATTCTTATAGCTATCTTCTGTGGCCGGAGTAATTTTGAATAATGGGGCTTTGTGGCGCCATGTTGCAGTTTCAAATACGTCAGCGCTTGGTACAACGAAAATTTCAGGGGAAATACGTTCTTTGAATTCGCCTGGCATATTGCAAAATATGTAAAACAGATCTGGCGACACACTGGGCATGTGTGTCCCAATCATCCATTGGCGAGGCTGGCTTCTTGCCCATGAGCCCTTAACTTGGATACTAATGCTTTTTGAACCATCAATTGTGGCGACGATATCAACAGCACTTGTTCCACTAGTTGTCAGGGCTGCACTTATTCCAAGCCTTGAAAGCATGTATGCCACGTAAAACTCAGCGGCGTCACCAGCATTTTTGGCACTTAATTTTTTCTCGTTTGTCATATCGTTTGTCCAGAAATGCAACTTTGCATAATTTCTGAATATTAAACAAAATTTATCCCCATTCCCATCCCTATTCACTGAGTGCCTGTGATAATGTTTCGATGTGTTTTTCAACAGAGATCAAGCGATGCATGACATTATGCTATTTGGTGAAGGTTGGGATGGCGAAGTGCGGCAGGTCGAGCAGGGAGCAATTAGGCATCAATATATTCCTCATCCCCAGGATCCACATTTAAGGGCCATCGAGTTCATCATTAAGGAATACATTTCTGATGATGGCGAGATGTACTTGGTTGGATATGTGGATCGAGAGCCATTAATGCAGGATGTAGCGGAAGCCATCATGCGATATCGACCAACGCCAGTTTAAAACATTTCCCAAAGGGAAAAATACCTAAGATATTGTCTTTCGCTGGTGACTTTTTATTGCCATTACCATGGGTAGATCCATGGTAATGGCAAATATCTGGAGACAAATTACTTGAGCTTGGCTCTTAACATCTCTCGCATGCGTCTTTTCGCGCGATTGACAAAAGCGTTTTCGCTTTCATTTTGATGAGGTTTTCCAATGCTTTCTTCCAGTTCATCAAGAAATTTTTCTTCTGTGACAATTTGAGCAGCTTGTTCTGCAAACTTTTCCCGTTTGCTTGAATCGCTGCCTGAAAACAAAGAACTTGTGACTAATTCTGTATCTATTCTTTGAGTAATTACTGCGCTTAAGCTGGTTTTTATAGGGCTAGATTTGATTAGAGAAGTAGATGCTTTGCTTGCTTTGTTAATTATATCTTTGAGCTTAACCATTGTTCGCCTCGTCTTTGTTTTCTTGAAAAAAGCGTCGAAAGATTTGTTCAAAACCATCCACCACGATATCGATAATTTTTTCCTTTTTCTCGTCACTTAGTCCATCCCAAAATCTCATAAAAAGGGAGAACATTTTTGATAAAATGCTAAGCACTCATTACCTCCTTGGTTTTTTGAAATAGGAGGATCACCTAACTATTAGTCGTGATCCTCTTAGTCAAATGTTATCGGTATTTTTCCCCAGATCTTTAGCCACTTTAACTTTTAGAAGAATGGTAAATAGATGAGTGTAACTGATTCGATGCTGCATTTTTGTTGTTTTGACTCTTAAGGTGAAGTTTATTCCTACAGAATTAGATGAAGGTAAAGAATATGGCAAAGCCGGATTGGGAGTCGATCAAGCGCAATTACGCTGTCGGTCAGCTTTCGATACGGGCGATCGCGGAGCAGTACGGTGTAAGCGATACAGCCATCAGAAAGATGGCGAAAAAAGAAGACTGGGAGAAACCTGAAAAAGTTCGCAAGTCAAGTTCGCAGAAAACGAGTGCGAATAAAAACGCGAACCTGCGAACTAAACTCCCAAAATCAATTCCTCAAATTGATTCAGTTCGCCCAGAAATTGAAAGTACGGATGACGAATGGACGCTAACCCCCGATGACTACGGGCTGAACGACATGCAGGCTCGTTTCGTGAATGAGTACCTGACCGACATGGATAAAACGGCCGCATATAAGCGGGCGGGGTATAAAAGTGAAGGCGAAACAGCAGCGGCAGCAGCACGACGCTTGTATCGGAATGTATCGGTTAATAAGGCCATTCGCGACGCTCTGGAGGCGAGAGAACGCCGCACCCAAATCACACAAGATGAGGTGTTGAGAATGTGGTGGGAGATAGCGACCGCCGACGCGAACCAACTCGCCGAACTGCGCCACTTATGCTGCCGTCACTGCTGGGGCTTCGGTCATCAGTACCAATGGCGGGACGCGGTAGAGTTTGAAGAAGCCAGGTTAAACGCAGTTGAGAGTAAAAAACGCGAACCGCTGGATAACGGTGGCTACGGCTTTGATGCTCAACTCGACCCGAACCCTGATTGCCCACGTTGCAATGGTGAGGGCGTTAGCCGGTCATATTTCCACGACACGCGGGATTTGCGCGGCCCGGCCCGCCGGTTATATGCCGGTATCAAAGAAGGCAAGTTCGGGCTAGAGATGATTACCCGCAATCAGGACGACGCTCTGAAAATGGTCGCTCAACATCTGGGTATGCTGAAAAATCGGACCGAGTTAACCGGTGCCAATGGTGGGCCGATTAACCAGGTGAATTACACGCCAGAGGACTACGCGAAAGCGCAGTCCGCGTTAGAAAATAAACTCCGCGATCTGGACTGATTAAGTCTAGGGATAGTGTGGTTTTTACCTAATTTGATCTGTTTTTATGTTGAGTATGGTTTCGCTGGTGCGTTGAATGGCCGACAGGGTGAATTAATCTTGAAAATAGCACTTTTTGCTAAATGAATTATGACTTTAATATCTCTCCGATTGATAAATAGAAGTGAGCATGGTGCTCATAACTAACTATTTACGGAGGATGCTATATGCACCGAACTACAGATTTTCTTATAAAAACGCTTTGTAATAACCGCAGGTTGATTGACGAGATAAACAGCAGTGGGCTGTCCTATTACTATGATATCGAGCGGATTATGGTTGCTAATGATGAAATTATCCAGGAGCTGCAACGTCGTGGGGTGTTTTAACTTATGAAGCCCGCTTTTGCGGGCTTTTTCGTGTCTGACATGAAGTAGTCATGATGGTTAAGCCCTTAAGTTCGATGAAAAATAGGACTGGAACATGAGCGAACTACTCGAATGGGAAAATCTGGATTTCCCAGCACGGGTAGCTCTGAAATCCAAGTCTGAAAAATCATTTTTAAACTTCACGCGCTTGTGGTTCGAAATGCTTCAGGGCGATCGCCTATTGGTGAACTGGCATCACCGCATGATGGCGTCGAAAATTGACGACTTGCTAGCCAACAAGCTTCAACCGCGTAATTTGATTATCAACGTTCCGCCAGGCGGGACAAAAACGGAGTTTGTTTCTGTTCATCTTCCGGCATACATCAACATGCTGGTGCAAACAGAACGGCTTCGGCGATTTCGTAATCTCAACATATCATTCGCCGACACGCTGGTTAAGCGTAACAGCAGACGCACCCGTGACATTATCGCCAGCCCTGAATATCAATCCCTATGGCCGTGCCGATTTGGTGTGAACCAGGCGGAAGAATGGGAGGTGGTGAATGGTCGCGGGCGCACTGTAGGCCAGACAGTTTCACGCTCCAGTGGCGGGCAAATTACCGGTGGTCGTGCCGGGTACCCAGGCGCTGACTTTTCCGGGTTTGTCTGTCTCGACGACTACAACAAACCGGAGGATATGTTTTCCGGCACCAAGCGAGAGAATGCAAATCGCCTGCTGGTAAACACCATTCGTTCACGACGTGGCGATAAATCGAAAGACCATCCGACGCCGTTCGTCAGTATCCAGCAACGACTACACACAGACGATGCGACAGGATTCATGCTCGCGGGCGGCATGGGGATGGATTTCCATCACGTTACTATTCCGGCGCTGGTCAACGAGGAATACATCGATTCGCTGCCTGAGCCATGGCGTTCGCTGTGCTGGTTTGCGGTCAAGGATACTGAAAGTGTTGTTGTCGGTGGCGTTCGTTATTGGTCGTATTGGCCCGTAAACGAATACGTCGGCGATTTGATGCGGCTGTGGGAGCGTGACGAATACACGTTCATGTCTCAGTACATGCAGCGGCCGCGCGCGCTGACTGGTGGGCTGATTGATACCGACTGGTTTAAACGTTATTCGCACCTCCCTCAATTGACGCATCGCGCCGTCTATGTTGATACCAACTCTGGCAAGGTAGAAGACTTCAACGATTACACTGTGTTTTCGCTGGTGGGCATGGGCGTTGACGGCAATCTCTATCTCATCGATAGCGTTCGTGGAAAGTGGGACCCGGAAGACCTGCTGAAAAAAGCCATCGAGCTGTGGGAAAAGTGGAAGCCATTTAACCGCAAGAAACCCGCGCCACTGCGGCATATGGGGATCGAGGACAAACAAGCCGGACAGGGACTCATCACCACACTGAAAAAACGCAAGAGTATTCCTGTGCTGGAAATTCCTCGCGGCGCGGGACAGAACAAACTGATCCGCTGCCTCAACACTGTTCCCCAAATGAAAATCGGGAAGGTGTTCATCCCTGCGCTAATGACGGACGACGGACAGCGTATTGATCAGGTTTATTACGAAGACGGCACGGTAGCAGCAAAAACCGACTGGGTTATGCCTGCGCTGGCCGAATGCGCCGACTTCTCAGCTGACGATAGTCACAAAAATGATGACATCCTGGATACGTTCATGGATGCGATTGATATTGAATTAATTTCCGGCGCGGGTGCCGGGTGGGGATGGGTTTAACGATGACCGATAACAAATACGGTTCTAAACCCCGAATCAGGGTGACTAGCGACGGGCTCGCTAACGTGATGACGGGCATGGGCACTGATCGTGACCGCCGCATGTTCAACCGTTTCCAGTTTGGCATGATGCAGGATTTCAGCGAGCTGGAAGCGGCTTACGTCGAAAACTGGATCGCTCGCGCAATTATTGATTTCCCGGTTGACGACGCTACCCGGGAGTGGCGCGAGTTCGCATCAGATGATGCTACAGCAATTCGTGAAGCCGAAAAGCAGTACAACGTCCAATCGGTAACGCAGGAAGCATTCAAGTGGGCGGGGGTGTACGGCGGTGCTGGCATATTGATGATTACCGATCAGTCATTTGATAAGCCGCTGGAGCTAAAAAAAATACAAAAAGGATCGTTAAAGCGCCTTCTGGTTCTGGATCGAATGTTCATTAACGGGCAGGCGTTCAATGTGACCGATCCGATGGCAGAGAATTATATGCTGCCGGATTACTACGTTGTGAATGGCGGTACCCAGCGAATTCATTACAGCCATTTCGTTAAAGCCCCCGGCGCACCGCTACCCATGCGGTTGAGAATGATTAATGCCGGATGGGATGATAGCCGGCTACGTCGCTGCCTGGAGGATATCAAAGATGCCGTGTCAGCCAAGGGCGGTATAGCAGCCCTGATACAAGAGGCGAACATCGATGTTATCAACAGAGCTAACTTAGCTAACGACTTATCATCCGGCGATATGGATGACGCTATAGCGAAGCGCTACAACATTTTTGGCATGATGAAATCGCTATACCGATTGGCATTGCTGGATAAAGACGAGGAGTTAGACCGCAAGCAGTTATCGTTCGGTGGACTCGGTGAAATACTCAATGCATTGATGGAGTGGACCTCGGGTGCCGCCGGTATTCCAATGACGCGATTGTTTGGTGTTCAATCAAAAGGGGTGGGCGACAGTGGCCAGGGCGATATGAATAACTACTACAACACCATTCGGGGGGGACAGGAATCGCAGTATCGACCGTTTCTGAAGCCTATTGACGAGGTGTTAATTCGTTCAACGCTGGGTACGATGCCTGATGGTCTCGATTTCGAGTTTGCGCCACTGGCACAACCGACAGACTCTGAACTGTCGGCACAGCGGCTGGCTGATGCGCAGGCGGATGATATCCGACTACAGCAACGCGTTGTCAGGCCGTCTCAGGTGGCGCGTAAACTGATGGAGCAAGGTGTTTATGGTATCGACGAGTCTGATATTACCAACATCGAGTCTGACGAAAAGGCCGAACGAGAAGGTGATTATCAGTTCAGGTTTGGAGAACTTGCAAACGCTGCTGGCGAAAACGCCAATACGCCGCCGGGCATCGATCCGGCCAATCCAACCGAATGATGATGCTGAACGCTTTTATCGGGCACAGTTGCGCGAAATCATTCAGCAAATGGCGCAGGCGGTAGATGAGGCGTTGGTTCCGGTGTTGCGCCGGAATTACACGGCAGACAGTTATCTCACTGATATTTTGAAAGAGGCCATACGGCAGGCGTCAGAGCGATTTATGAGTATGACGTTTCGGCGGCAAACCGAGCGGCTTTCTCAACGCGTTGTCAGTCGTGCTGAGTCAGCGAGTACAGAAGCGTTCGTCGAGCAAATCAATCGGGCCATCGGTATCGATATGACCGCGTTAATGGTCAACAACAACCTTGTTGATTATGTCGATGCGTCAATAGAGAGCAATGTAGCGCTGATTAAATCGCTATCGTCGGATTATTTTGAAGACATTCAAAGGCAGGTGTTTGACGGCATCCTGCGCGGCGACTCTCTTACTACGATTGTTCGTAATCTCCAGCATGTTACTGGAGCAACCTATAACCGCGCTCATCTGATAGCCCGTGACCAGACAGCAAGAATTCAGGCTGATATCACCAGTGCGAGACAGCAGAACGCCGGTATTGATCGCTTTCGCTGGTCAACATCACAGGATGTGCGCGTTTCTGGTAATCCGGCGGGCAAATACCCATTGGCGAAAATCAAATGTTTTGTGATTGCTCGCACTAATGCCGGGTATGGAGACGGCGTCTATCTTTGGTCGCGTGGAGCCAGATATAACGGCCAGACAGGCTTATTCCCCGGCAGATGTCACATCGGTTGCCGCTGCCACGCTATCCCCCAAATTAAAGGGCTCGACTACTAACAGGAAAAACTATGCGGATCACTGTTCGTGACCGCGTGTCCTATCCTATCCCGTCTCAACGCGAAATCACTCCTGAGGGCTATTTAAAAGTCCCCGGGCGGGTTGCTCGCGTCGGTATCCAGCAGTATCTGGCATCTGAGTTGGGATTGAGTGACAGGCCACCCGGTCAAATCGTTAATGTCTACAGACCGCCGGAGGAGGTGTTTAAACCGGATAGTCTGGCGAGTTACGACAATATGGACGTCACCATCGATCACCCTGACGACCTGGTGAATTCAACCACGTTTAAGGAGGTGACTGCCGGACATGCAACATCGCCCGGACGCACAGATGATGAGGGCTATGTCGTTGTCGATTTGCTAATCAAAGACCAGCAGGCCATTGATGAAATCGGCAAAGGCAAGGTGGAGCTATCCGCCGGTTACACCTCTGAATATGACAACACGCCGGGTATCGCGCCGGACGGTACCGCATACGAATATGTCCAGCGCGACATCACCATTAATCACATTGCGTTGTGTGACCAGGCTCGCGCCGGACACAAGGCACGTCTGTTCGACAACAAACCAAAGGGAGTAAAACCCATGCCAAAAGTGACGCTGGACAGCGGCGTAAAGGTCGAAGTGGCCGACGAAAACGCACATACGCTGATCCAATCGACAATCGACAGCCTGCGCCAGCGCGTCAAGGATGCCGAGGAAGAGAAAGAAAAGGCCGAGGAGGCGAAAGACCAAACGGAAGAGGAACTGGAAAAGGAAAAAGCCAAGGCTGACGCGAAAGACGAAGAGATCGAAAAGCTGAAGGAGAAAACGTCCGAAGACTCGATTTCACGGTTGATAGCCGAGGTGGTTTCTGTTCGTGATTCCGCTGTGAAAATCGCAGGTGAAAAATTCTCCTGTGATTCACTCGACCCGCTGAAAATCAAACGCACTGCACTGGATTCAGCAGGCATTAAATGCCGCAAGTACGAATCCTGGGATAAAGCCCCCGATGCATACGTAACCGCTTATTTTGATGCGGAAGAAGAGCGCCGGGAAAGCGAGGAAGAAGAAGACCCAGACAAAAGCGATCCTGATAAATCGTCCAATGACTCACTACGTGGTTTTAGTAAAGACATGAGACGCGCCAAAACTGGCGACGCGCAGACAACACGCGACAGCGTTCGTCAGGCATGGCTGGATAAACGCTACGGTACACAGGAGGCTAAATAATGGCTATTGCTCAGAGTGATTTTACACTTTATCGAGGTAAGGCGTACGAAGGGCAAATTTCTACGATTGATGTGGTTGAGGTTGTGTCTCGACGCGTGAAAACCGCACTGATTCAGTTTGGACGCGCAGTTGTTCGGGGCGAAGCAGCCCGATCGTGCGCACCGGTTTCCACCACTACGACCGCTAACGACATTATCGGGTTTTCTGTGCGTTCGATGGCAGAGTTCAGTAACAGCGTGCCCGTTAACCCTCCTGATTATAGTACTGGATATGACGTTGATCATACGGCATCGATCCTGCGGCGCGGCGGTATGTTTGCGCTGTGCATTGATGGTGCTAGTGCAGGCGATACGGTCAGTGTAAACCTGGTTGCTGGTGAAAATCAGGGGCGATTAACCACTGGAACAGGGGACGGTCTGCTGGTTCTCAATCAGGTTAAATGGGTTGATGACGTGGTAGCTGGTGAGATTGGCGAGATCCGCGTTGATGGCATCCTGAACGCATAAGAGAAAGGAAAAAATTCATGAAACGAAGTGTTTTTGATGTCAGCCCGGTATCCGCGTTGTCATTTTTGGTTCAGCAGGCTGCATATATCGAGTCGGAAATTTATCGACTGGAATATCCGCAGTATAAATACAGCTCGCTGCTACCGCTTGATAATAGCGCACCAGACTGGGTGAAAGTGGTCGCTTTTCGTTCGATTGATGCTCGCGGCGAGTTACAGGTTTTTGGTCCTAACTCTACCGATGTTCCGACGGTGGATATCGCGATGAACCAGGGATTCCACGAAATCAAAACTGCGGCGCTGGGTTACACCTACACGCTGGAAGAAATCGGCTTTGCCATGATGAACAACGTCAATCTGGATGCCGAGCGCGGCCAAGCTGTTCGTGATGTGGTAGAGCAGGGGCTGAATAAAATCTACATGCTGGGTCATGACGATATCGGCGAGGGTCTTTATACCAGTTCTAACGTGTCGCTCGAAGTGGCCACATCTAAGCTGGCTGCTCTAGTCGCGGCTATTCCGACGAATGGTACGCAGCCGATCCTCGATTTCTTCGGTGCGGCCTATAACCAGGTTTACCTGGATAATACGCTGACCGTTCATCGTCCCAGCGCATTCGTATTGCCGCCTGAACAGTTTCAGTTATTGATGCGTACGCTGCTGTCCTCGCAGAACGCGTCAAACGTTACATTGCTGGAATTCCTGCGAATGAACTTTAAGGACATGACGTTCGATGACGACATTCTGCTGAAAGGTGTAGGAACGGGTGGAACGGATCGCATAGCGGTGTACAAGAAAGAAATCCGCGTAGTGAAAGGGCATGACGTAATGCCTCTCCGTTTTCTCGCTCCGGCGACGGCAGATAATGTGAACTTCAAGGTTCCCGCAATCTTGCGCACAGGTGGTACCGAGTGGCGTATCCCGAAGGCGGCTCACTATGTCGATGGGGTGTAATTATGCAGAAAGTAACGAACAAGAGTAGCGCCCCGGTCGTAGTAACGGATGCCAAAGGAAAACGGCATACCATTGCTCCGGGCCTGATATTCAAGCTGGAAGGTGATTTTACTGATCACTTGTTCGCTAAGCGGGGCTGGATTTCCGTGATTGAAGTGGAAACAGAACGCGTCAGCACGGATGCCATCGAGACCGATATTACCACGCTGCGTGAGCAGTATGAGTTATTGATCGGCAAAAAATCGCCGTCAGCAGCGAAAGCCGCCACGTTACAGAAAGCCATTAATGAGGCGTTGGCGGCGAAACAGGAAGCTGTCGATAGTTCAGGTTCTGACTCTGGTGAAAGCAGCGTCAGCACGGATGCCACCGAAACCGAATAAACCCCGTCACTGTGATGGGGTTTTTTATTTCAGGGGTAACAATGGAAATCACAGCGCAGATAGTCACTGATTTCCGAGACTATTACCCCGAATTTGGCAACGAAACTACGTGGTCGAATTCGGCGGTAATTATTGCTCTGGAAGAGGGTGATGCAGAAACCGGTAAGCGCTGGGGCGTTTACCTGGACGGTCGGGTGGTGAGCATCAAAAAGCGTGGCATGTTCGCGTTTGCCGCTCACCGTATCATTATGCGCCAACGTTCAGCTACGGGTGATGTTGGTGCAGCCTACGCCATTTCAGGTAAATCTGTGGGGGATGAATCCACATCGTTTGCTGTGCCATCTGTGACCATGGATGACCTGACGATTAATGGCGATCTGCCGCTAACAACGTATGGCGTAGAGTTTATGCGCCTGCGTCGTCGCGCGGGTACCGGGGGACTGATGATATGAAATTCAATGCGGAGGTGCGTGGCGGTAATAAAATCGCGCATAAGCTCAAGCAGATTCAGGATCGTGTCATGGCTAAAAAACAGGTGCTGGTGGGATTGCCTGCTGGCTCTGGCAATAGCGATGATGGTACGCCATTGGTTGTTATTGGCGCTGTGAATGAGTTCGGCGGCACCATTCAACACCCAGGCGGCACAAGTTACGGCTACCGCAACGAGAAAGATGCGGTAGCTGGCAAAGTAAGGTTCATGAAAAATGGCGCGGGGCTCATGCAACTGGGTGTTACAGGCCCGCACACCATTAACATTCCCGAGCGTTCTTTTCTGCGCGTCCCGCTACGTCAGAATCAGGACAACATCAAAAAAGCCTTTCGTTCACTTACTGGCGCTGTGACACGCGGAGAAATCACCGCCTTTCAAATGCTGGATCAAATCGGGGCGAAGGCTGCTGGCTACTGCAAGGAAGCCATTGAGCATGGGATTCAACCAGCGAATGCACCATCGACAATCAGTCAGAAAGGCTCGGCTAAGCCTCTGGTCAACCATGGCACTCTGAAAGGCGCTATCACGCACGTTGTGGAGGATTAACGATGTTCGGTAACGGTCTGGATATGCATGGACATATCGACTCAACGTTTAATTCCCCTATACCTGGTGGCGTTTGGTTGATTCGCGCCGGTGCTGGCGGTTATACCGGACCCGGTGGTAAATGGGAACAGCAACAGAATGATCCCATCAAACTGGATCGCATTAACGTACAGACCGCCAAATGGAAAGACATACAGATACTAATGGGCATGGGCGGCACGGCTAACCCGCAGGATGTGCGTGTGGTTCATATCAACGATGGCATGACCTATCTCTATCCGGACGACAACGGCAAATTCTCTGACCTGCTGGAATTCAGTGACGGGCAGACGGTGCGGCAGTGGAGGGTGATGTCGTGTGATAACCGGCCGTGGCGTAATTTCTGCCGTGCCGTGGTTGAGCGTTACAGAGGTGCCGGCTGATATGGAGACTATTGACGAACTGCACGACGTATTACAACAACTGGTCTCCTTAGCGTCGGGCGTTCAAACCGTCATTCTCGCTGACCAAGGGCGTGACGCCCCGACTGGCTTGTATGCCACCTATAAACCGATCCCGGTACGCGCCTATGGCTGGTCAAAGACGCAGCGTGAATTAATTTCGGCAACGGAGGACGTCGATTCCGAACTGGGGCAGTGGCAGGACTTAAGCGAAACCGTCGTCACATCGATGGAATTCATGCTCTCCGTGAACATCATTAACGAGGGCGGAGACACGGCCATCATGCGGTTGCAAAATGCCAATTTCCGCCAACCCGTCAGTGAATTCCTTTACCGCAACGAAATAGCCTGGCGACACGTCAGCACATGCCGAAACCTTACCGGAATATTACAGGCGGGCATCCAGCCGCGCTGGCAGGCTGACATCCACTTATTCATTGAACAAACCGTAACGTACGCTGTGCTGCGTGCGGCGGGGTTCAGTCTCATTCAAACCGAAATAAACTGAGGGGATTATGTCTTATTCCGTTGATAATATTATTCCGGTCAATCTTTATTTGACCTCTGCCGGGCTGGGGTACGGTGATTTTTCTACGGCGTTCGTCTTTGCTGACCAAAGCGATCTTGCGAACGGTGTAACATTCGATGCTGATACGTATCGGGATTACAGTTCACCTACTGAAATTGCCGAAGACCTTGCCACCACTAGTGATATTTACTTGATTGCCACCCGGTATTTTACGCAGATCCCGAAACCAAAAACCATTACGGTGTGGATGAAGGATCCTGATGATGCCACCATCCTTGTGACTGTAAATAAAGCGGAAGACACCGCCTGGCGCTATCACTACTTTTTTAAAAATAGCGACCTGACGTCGGCAAATCTGCTTCTGTTGGGCGATTGGTCGGATACCTCTGCGCATCCAATATGGGTGACGACCAGTGAAGCTGGTGCCACCAACTCTTCGTCTACCACTGATATTGCAGCGGTAATGTCAGCGAAGGGCAATCGCCATATCTTCATGGGCTACCGACTGGCAAGCGCCATCGAAACCGACGCTTCACAGGCTTATACGATGGTCCAACTTGCGGCCACCTTCAACAAGTTCAAACCCATGTCTAAAAATTCGGCTATCACTGCGGAATATCAGGTGCTGACTGGTATTACTGGTGACGATTTGGCGACCAGTGCTTACATTGCCCTGAAATCGAAAAATACCGCTTTTTTCACTGAAATCGAGCTGGCGGGAGAAACGGACAGTTGCCGGGCCATCAATACCAAATCCATGTCGTCGTATGACGAATTTATGGATGACGTAATTAACTTGGATGTGCTGAAAAATCATATCCAGGTGGACGGTTACAACTACATCGTCAATGCCGGTTCAAAACGTGCCCTGACGCCGCGTGATTATGCAGGGCTGCTTTCTGCTGTGTCGGCTACGTGTAAGCGATTCTATGACAACGGTGTGCTCGGTGAGGGAATTTACACGGACGCTGAAACCGGGGAAGAAAAAACGGCGACTTATGGCTTCGTCGTTCAGGCAAAACCGGAAGATGTTCTCAATCTGACTACTGCCCAGCGCCGAGCACGTGAATATCCGGCAACCAAGATACTCGTTATTCTTTCCCGCGCTGGTCACGTCGCTGAAATCAACGTCTACGTGGAGTAATACCCAATGACAATGCATCAATACGGCGCTGACGGCGCTAACCTCACGATTTTTGGTATCCCTATTGATGAGTTTGGTGATACTGACCCGCCGATTACGATTGAAGATCTTGAACCACGAGCAACGTTAAAACGCGGCATTGGTGGCTCATCTGTTCGACTGGATAACCAGACCCGGGCCAAACGAGTCACCATCAATCTAATGCCAGGCTCAGACCAGGTACGTCAGTTGCTGGCCGTGGAGAAAACGGGTGTAGATGCGACATTCACATTTTATCAGAGCGGCACCAATGAATATTTCGCCGGATTCGATGGCGTGATGATCAACCGTGGTTCAGTGACGCGCGGCGGTAAAACCAGCATATCTGACGAACAGTTTATTTTTGAATTTGCAGACAGTGAGGAAACCTAACCGATGGGACGTAAAATTGAAGTTGAAATCGACGGCGTGATATATAGCGGTGCCACAGCATCAGCAAAAGAGCAGCTCGAAATGCTACAGATTGTCACTAGAAACGGCATTCTTCCGGCGCTGGGCGAGGGCTCGTCTGATATGGGGCTGGTTGTGTCTCTTGCCAGTGCTGATACGCTAGCGCTCAATCGTCTGAAAGAACTGTGCATCAAAAACGGTAATATCGTTCGTGATGGCGACGGTGTGCCGGTGGCGGAGAATCTGTTTCAGGATTCAGTGCATAACTACCTACTGCTGGTCGGCTTGTTACTGCGGGAGAATGTAGGCCCTTTCTGGCGGCTCAGCGCAGGGAGCGAAAACGGCGCAAGCGTAGCAGCAGCGACGAGCGAGACGGCAGCGGCGTAGACTGGTTCCTCTGGCGTCCGTGTGTGGGGGCGGGTGATGTCTGCCCGCCGTTGGCGAGATGGGCTGATATGCTCGACGGCACATACACGATTGATGACGTGCAAGCCATGCACGCTGTCATTGAGGCTGCGATCGATAGCGTGGAAAAGGCCAGAGATAGTGCGAAAGGGTAGCCCGGTTAACTGGGCTATTTATTGTCTTCGGGTATGAGATTCTTTATTTCATCCAACCCTGATGAGATGTGAGCGTATGCCTTCTTTAGCTTCATTAAAGCCAAGTTTGAACGTTCCGTGCCTGATATAGAGAACGAAGCTGATACCTCTGATTGTAGATTTTTTAGCTTCTTGCTTAGTTCATTATTCTCCGATTTCAGCATCTTGACTTGTTCTATCCCAGACTGAAGGTCTTCAACTAAGGTTGGCAGGTATTCCACAGCAACCCCTGTTATCTCATCAAGAGCCATGGACACTTCTAATCGTTTCATTACCTCTTGCTGAAGGCTTCTGCCAGATTCTTTCGCTTCAGCTTCTAACCGCTCCCTCATTTCGGCGGGCATCCGTAAAGGGTATGGCGTTATTCTTGACATCAATATGACTCCATAAGACTCATCTAAAGAAAGTCTATCAGCTATGGCTTGCTTGACAAGTGAGTCCATGTGATCCATTCTTGTGTGGTTTCATTAATTAGATGAATAAAATAGTGAGTCCATATGAGTCATAAAGTAGCTAGAACGACACCGTATCCATTGCGTATGCCTGCTGATGTGAGGGAGTTTTTTGAGTCTGAGGCTGAATTTAATGCTCGTTCACTGAATGGGGAATTGGTGAAGCTTCTTACGGAAAGAATGAATCGCATCAAAGGGCAGCGTGCTAATGCGAGCCAAAAATGAGAAAGCCCCGACTACTTGTGATAGTCAGGGCTTCTGTTTGTCAGCCAACCTTTGCGGGAAAACCAACATGAACAGTATAGCAACAGCACCATGCGCCATCAATGTACCGTTTTACGGAACAGATCTTTATGTCGTTAATTATTGCGGCGAACCATACACACCAATGAAACCTATCGTTGAAGGCATGGGAATGGATTGGATGGGGCAGTATACGAAGCTGAAACAACGATTTTCCAAAGGTATAGAGGAAATCTCTATACCCACTACTGGCGGCATTCAAAAGATGATTTGCTTGGCTCTACGTAAACTGGCCGCATGGCTGAACACTATCAGCCCGAATAAAGTTAAAGCCGAGATCCGCGATCGCGTTATCCATTATCAGAATGAATGCGACGACGTTCTATACGAATACTGGACAAAAGGGCAGGTGACTAACCCTCGGAAAGCCCGCCAATCCACCGCCAAACAGCTAACCCCGCTGCGCCAGACCGTAGAACGATTAATTGCCACTGGCATGGGTAATATCTACGGCGATATCTGGAAGCTGGTTCACAAGCGTTATGAAATCACCACCATCAACCAGTTACAGCCAGACCAAATTAATGAGGCCATTGATTACCTCGACGCACTGGAGGGTGAATATATCCAGCGCGGGCAACAGGAAACGAAAACCGCCGTGACGCCCGTGGGTTCCCGCCGTGTTCTGCTGTACCTCGACGCCAACGGCTCTGTGACAGGCTCACTTCCCATCGCGCCCGATGAGCTGGTGGCGAGCTGGAACACATTTGCTGAACTGGCACGGCGCGAGGGCTGGATTGTCATGCACAAAGAGGAGGTGTTCGAAAAAATAACTGGGGCAATAAAGAATTTGCAGTAGTGCAAATAAAAACGCCAGCAGGTGCGAACTGCTGGCATCGTCAAAACCCGTAGCAAATGAGGTCATATGACTAAATCAACTGTAACAAACAAATCCCTTCCTGTCATCGCTGGCGTGGACATTACCACGGATGCAGAAGGGCGGTTTAACCTGAACGCTTTACATAAAGCGAGTGGTGCGGAGAAAAAGAACGGGCCGAGTTATTGGTTGGTTCTCGATGGTACGAAGCAACTGATTGCTGAGCTCGAAACTCAAACTACCCAGATCTCGGTAGTTACGAAAGAAGGCAGGAACGGCGGCACTTTCGCCCACGAACTACTGGCTGTTGAATATGCCGGCTGGATTTCTCCAGCGTTCCGATTACAGGTAAACCAGACGTTCATTGATTACCGCTCTGGGAAGTTAGCTCCAGTGGCTGACCCGATGAAAGCGCTGAGCGATCCAGCGACGATGCGTGGCCTGTTACTTGTCTATACCGAAAAGGTTCTTGACCTTGAGCATCAGGTCGATGAAATGCGTCCAGACGTAGAGGCATTTGACCGTATAGCCACTAAGTCCGATGGCAGCATGTGCATCACTGACGCCGCGAAGCACTTACAGGTTCAACCGAAGTTTCTGTTCAAAACCTTGTCAGAAAACCACTGGATTTACCGACGCGCTGGCGGGAAAGCGTGGCTGGGGTATCAGGATAAGATCCAGTCCGGCTACCTGGAACATAAAGTAACGACCGTTTCCCGTTCGGATGGTAGCGAGAAGATTGTTGAGCAGGTGCTCGTAACCGCTAAGGGAATCGCTAAGATCTCGAAAATGCTTGGCGTAAGCGGCGTGGCCGCGTAACGACTAATTCATAAGTCCAACCCGCTTAATTGCGGGTTTCCTGCTTTCCCTTGCTCTGATGCCGATGATAGGATGTTTCTGAATATCACTGGTTGAGGGCAAGGATGTGAGGGGATTAACAGTATTCGCTTTGATTTTTTTTATCTCTGGTTGCTCACAAGGACTTACCAGCGAAAAGATTGAGCAGGATAAAAAATGGAATTCCATGATGGAGGAAAAGAATAGGAAGATCACCGAGGTTAAGAGAAATGCGAGGATTAAGGAAGAGCAGGAGGCGCAGCGGAAGTTAGATGAAATACGCAACGCACCACGAGTGAAGTGTGAAATTCCTTTGGCGGGTAGCCATCCACAATTTATTCCCCATATTTCGCGGGCTGTCAGCATCATCAACAAACATCAGGTAACATGTAAAAAAGGTAATGATCTACAAATTGATGGGCGACCAATCCCGCTAGATCCGAATAGTATCCGCGCATATTTAGAGATGGCGCTTATCAGTTGCGCCTCTCCGTACTCGGGAAAAATTCAGCGCAATGAGTGTACTGTTTCTGTTGAGCGTGGGGTGGTGCTGTGGCTGCGTGCGGTGAACGATAAAAGAATTAGCAACGAGGTGTTTGCCGACACTATGAGTTATTACGGCAGTTTTATAGATTTCGGGGAGTGGGCTTTACGGGCCTATTATTACCGAACGATGTAATAGAAACCCGCCATTGCGGGTTTTTTAATGCCCGGAGAAAATAAATGGCTGAAAATACAGGAACAATTGATTCTCTGTTGGTTTCGCTTGGTCTTGAAACTGACGCAAAGTCATTTCAGAAAGGCGCAGACGCAATAAAAGGCGTAACTGATGGGATGTTGCAACTGGCCGCAGTTGCCGGTGTAGGGCTTGGTATTAAGGCTCTGACTAGCGGTGTGGCTAACTCGGCGTTAGAAATGAAACGCCTCAGCGATAATACGGGTTTTACCATCCGCCAGATCCAGGGGCTGGAAATGGCGATGCGTCGCTTAAATCTATCTCCAGATGCTGCACACGATATAGCAAAAACAATTCCTGAATTGCAAAGAAAGGCCAAATACGGGGAGCTCAATAGCAAGGCGTATTGGGGCGAGGCGTTTAACCCGACAGCATTTTCCCAAATGAGCCAACAAGATGGACTGAAATACCTGATAGATAGTTATCAAAAAATGAATTATGACCAACAAGCATTCCTGCGTGAGGGCGGCGGGTTTGGTCAAGACTCGCCTATAACCAGACTGATGGAAATGGGGCCAAACTTTTTCAGAGAGTCGCAAGAAAAGTCAGATAAAAATCCATATGCGATAGATGAAAATTTACTTAAAAATTCCCAAATATTTAACGACGAAATGGCTGATTTAAGCAGGAACTTTGAGGTTCTTGCTTATTCGATGGGTAGAAAACTCTTACCTGTAGTTAATTCTTTATTGGATAAGGTTAATGAATTCGCAAAATCAAATCCTGAAGCTTCCGAAGGAATACTGAAAGGATCTGGGATAGCTGCCGCTACTGCTATCACCCAGCAAGGTATGAAAATATTGGGGCTAAAAGGTCTTTCAAAAGTAACTGGCGCTGTCGGGTATGGTTGGAGTGCAGCAGAAATTAGCGAGCCATTCATTGATATGGGATTAAACGGATTGTTCGGCGGATCTGATTACTTCCAGAACATCCGCGCTGCGCCCACATGGGGTGATTTTGGTAATGCGCTGCTGGGCAACGGGTCGGGGAAATGGATTAACGGAAAATGGATTGATCCTCGAAAAATACAGGGATTGAAACAGCAGCAAGGCGGTAATCTTCACGATGTCCTCAACAATCCCAACGCCCGTTCTTATCTCGATGCTATTTCACGCGCCGAAGGCACCAGTGGATACATGAATTCCGGTTATCACACGATGTTTGGTGGCGGGCAGGTTGCCAGCCTGGCCGATCATCCTAGACAGTTGAAAAACTTCCAGCAGATAAACGGAACGTGGAACAAAACCTCGGCAGCGGGGCGCTATCAATTCACGCAAAAATCATGGGATGAGGCAGCAAAAGTCCTGGGGTTAAACGATTTTTCACCGCAAAGCCAGGATTTGGCTGCGCTATGGCTTATTCAACGCGCGGGACAGCTTGATAACGTGCTGAACGGCAATTTCATGGATGCGACTAATCACCTGGGTGGTGTATGGGCGTCTCTACCATCATCGCCCTATGCGCAACCGAAACGCAGTGCTGCAGAAATGGAAGGGTATTATCTACCCGACTACAATTATCAACGCAGTGCCGCGCCGTACAACCCATCTGCCAGCCGATCTGAGTCTTCTCAGCCCGTCACCGTTACTCAGCATGTAGAACTGAATATTTCTGGATTGGGTCTGAATGAACAACAAGTGCAAGACTCAATAGGAAAGGCATTAACGGAGACAGGGGAAAACCTTGCGCAGTCATTTAACAGAAACGGGTGGTGATCATGTCAATCGTCGGAGTGTTCAATAAATCCCGCCCGGAAATCGGCGGGATTTTTTTTGATGCAATACTGGAGGAATCCAGTGAGCTGCGAACGGATGTTAGCGAGTACCCGTTAGAAACGGGCGAGAAAGCAAGCGACAACGCTGTCACACGCCCCATGACTATAGTGATGACCGTTGCGATTTCAGACAATCCGGTTAAAGCATTGATGGCCAACGCAGGGCAGTTTTCAGGTATCGCGGGGATCGGTACTGGTGTCGCTGTCGGTGCTGCAAGTTCTCTTCTGGGAGGCGGCGCGGCGGCGCTGGCTGGGTTAGCGGCATCAGCAGGGCTGTCATTTGTGGCATCGGGAACAAAACGTTCAGAGTCAGCGTTGTTGGACCTGCGAAAATTACAGGTCGAAAAAAACATATTAACCGTTGTTGGCATTAACTCCTCATACGACAACATGATTATCACTAACACCAGAGTTCAAAAGAATAAGCAGAACGAGGGTGGACAGGAAATCGTTGTGGAAATGCGCTCCCTGCTGATAAAAAACCGAAATGACGACGCGGCGACGACGATAAATAGTAGGCTTCCAACTGGTGATTCAGCGTCCACTCAGGGGCAGGCAAATGTGCATTTAGGGGAGGTGACACCACAATGAAGACCATCCCTCTTACTCGTGGACTGGCCGATTTTTCATTTACCTCAACGCTCAATAACATGCTGCTACGATTCAATGTTCGCTGGTTAACTCGGTATAGCTATTTCGTCGTTGATATTCGTGATGCCAATAACGAGCCGATCGCTCCCGGTCGTGGATTACATGCCGGTGTTGATCTGCTTTCTGGTTTGAATACCAGCATCGGGAAAATCGTGCTGGAGGGTGAAACGCCGACACTAACTAATCTTGGTGTCACTAATAACCTGATTTGGTATCCAAATGACTAGATTATTCGGGCGAACCTACAATCTTGAAATTACATCGGCAGAGGGTAATAAGTTGACCTGTGAGCCGCCCACACAGGTTAAATTTCTGATTACTAATATGCCCAATAATCAAGTGGCAACGGCCATGATTATGATTTACGGAGTATCTTATCAATATCGGCAATTTATCCAAAAATTCGATAAAAATAGTCAACGATACGGAATGGTTCGATTATCAGCGGGCTATGAGGAATCGTCTGGTGACATATTCTCAGGCCAGATAAACAGCGTGGAAGTGGGTCGCGATGGTGCCAGTGTATACCTGCGTTTAAATTGCTACTCTGTGATGTGGTCTGATGCAACGATTGGCAAAACGTGGGGAGAAAAAACGCAGGCAATAGAAATATTGCAGGACGTGGCGCGCTCATTCGGGCCACCAGTTGAAACCGTGGGCAACTTCTCTGATCTCCCCGTCTTCAATCATGGATATACATTGCCGTATACATCAAGCCGAAACTTTTTAAATGCCATGAAAGCGGCGTGGCGTTATGACTGGCTACTATCTGAGAATAAAACCACGCTAATTCGTGAGGGGGCTACGCGCCCAACTATTTATGAAATCAACTCTGATAACGGCATGGAAAGTTCCCCGCGCTGGTATCAGAAAGATCTGGAGGTTGACGTTCGCCTTAACCATATTATTCAGCCCGGTGACTTGATAAAAATACGCTCCGATTTTTGGACGATAAATTACAGCGGTATGTACAACACCGGGCTAAATGATATGGCGAATATCCAGCGGCGGACGGGATCATTCCGGGTGCTATCAACTACACATCAGGGCGATTTCTGGAATGATGACTGGCGCACTATGTTGCGCTGCCAGTGGAGTACAGCCCAATGAAAAGCACGAACCCGCTATTTTCAGCTATTCAGTCCGCTGGCATGGAGATGGTTGGTGGCTTAATGATCGGTATGCCCGGCCATGTTGTTGCCTACTATCCCAGCACTCAACGAGCCCAGATAGAGTGTGGTATTCAGCGCCAGATGAGCGATGGCACTGTTCAGACGTTGCCATTGCTCGTCAATGTCCCTGTGCAATTCCCTGGCTCTGCTGATTGGTCGGTGTTCCATGAGTTACCCGCAGGTACTGAGGGTTACATTCATTTTAGTCAGCGTTCAGTTGATGCATGGCTGGATATGGGAGGGCCGGCACCACCTACCGGCCCTGAAATGTTCAGCGCGAGTGACGCTTTTTTCTCACCTGGTTATCGCTCACTAAAAACCGCCATTCCCGATCTGCCCACGTCTGGCATAGGCATGAGCAATTCCGCCGGCACTATCACAATTCACCTCACCGATAAAGGGGTGAGGCTCACCGCTGATGGTCAGACGTTGGAGCTAACTTCCTCCGGACTGGTGCACAACGGTACGAACATCGGTAGCGATCACATTCACAGCGGTGTAGAGCGAGGTGGCGGCAACACTAACGGCCCGCAGTAACACCTAGCCATCACACATCAGGTCCCGGCATCCGCTGGGTTTTTTTTATGGGGATTCAGCCGTGATCCGAAATTTTGCAGATGGTGACATTGTCACGCACGATGAGCATTTTGTAACCGGTAAAGAGGCGACTCGGCAGGGAATTATCAGACGGTTGAGGCTATTTTTCAGTGAGTATTTTCTTGATGCCACGGAGGGTACTCAGTGGTTTCAGAGCGTCCTCGGTAAAACCCAAACAGACATTGCCGCAGCCAATATCAAGCAGCGAATTTTGACTTCGCCGGGTGTAGTCGGTATCACCCGTTTTGAATTCAACATCGACCAGCCCACACGAAAAATCACTATTTACGCCGCGCTGATGGATATCAATAACGAACAGTTCGAATTGCTGTTTGACGAGGAAATTATCTGATGGCTGAAATTACCAAAGACGGTGTAACCGGCAAAACGCTGAATAGCTATATTATGGTGATGCGTCAGCGCTACCTGGATATTGATGATGGCTGGAATATCAATCCTGAATCACCGGACGGGCTCATTATTGCTGCATGGTGCGAGATGTTGGCAAATCTTGATGAGGCTGTTATCAGCGCTTACCACTCCGCTGATCCGAATTCAGCCATCGGCCAGCAACTTGACCGTATCGCGGCGTTTGCTGGTATTACACGGCTTGATGCGACGTTCTCCACTGCCACCGTCACATTTACAGGCATCCCATTAGTAGAAATCCCGGTGGGTACGCTGGTTCGCAATCGTATTACTAACACGCTGTGGGCAACCGACAACACTGTAGTGACAAACAATAGCGGTTCGTCCTCCGTTAATGTGACATGCACAACGGCTGGTGCTCAGGGAGGGAATAGCAACAACCTGTCCATTATTGCTACGCCAATTGGTGGCATCACCTCAGTTACAAATAATAATCCGGCATCGCTGGGGAAGGATGAGGAATCCGATAATGTATTTCGCATTCGCCGCAATGAATCTGTTGCGTTCCCCGGCAATAACCAGATTGACAATATCGATGCCGCGCTGGTCAATCTGGACGGGGTTAAACAGCGTCGCATTTACGAGAATACCGAATCGGTGCTGGATAAAAACGGTGTTTATGGGCATTCCATGGCGATTTTCATCGATGGTGGTGAGATAGATGACATCGTGGCAACTATGGCGAAAAGGAAAAACCCTGGTTGTGGTTTGAATCGTTATAACGAAGGTATCCCCAACAAGATCAGCATTGATACGGTTACGCCTGGCGGAAATCCCTTTAATGCCACATTTTTCCGACCTGAGTTCATTTCTATTTTTGTCCGTGTCGAAATCGCCAGTGATCGTCGATTTGATGACGCGAGCATCAAAAGCGCAATCGTCGAATATGCCAGTATTGGATTTGGACGGACTCCCGGGTTTGCAAAAACCGGGTTTCATATCGGAGAGAACGTTGGCGCGGGGCGACTGTTTACGCCTGTTAACTATATTGTTGCTGGCGATGGATTTGTGAATACGATTTACGTTGGCACCTCGGCGGCAACAATGAATGGTGTGGCTGTCGATATTGCGTTTAACCAGCTCGGTGTTTTTAGTGTAGACAACATCGAGGTGACCTATGTATGACCACCAGAAAAAAGCACTTTCCCGCGCCTATTGGCAGTATAAAAACGCCACGAAACTGATTGCATGGTTAAAAACATTACCGGATATCGCACAGGCCAACATAGAAGACCAGGCCGACAAAATTCAACAGATGCTGAATATCAACACGGCGGAGGGGGAGCAACTTGATATCTGCGGGCGAATCGTTGGTTATCGCACACGCCCGATCGGGACGTTCTATCCAGCGTGCCAACCCGCACCAGTTAATGACGAGCTATTTCGCCGAATGATCAAGGCGAAAATATTCAAGAACAATAGCGCGGCCACAATTGACGAAATCCAGTTTTCTGCCGACTACATCATGAATGAACCAACTCGGTTATTGGACGGGCAGGACATGACAATGCGCCTGATCTGGTTCACGCATAACGTCGATGTTGGCACGCAAAAATTAATCCGTGATTACGATCTGATACCCAGACCGCAAGGTGTTGGGATGAAGGATGTTCGCGTTCTCACATACAAACCGTTCGGATTCGGCCAGCACTATGCCAATTTCTGCGCTCCATTCTGGCACGGCGACGGCATTAAGATTTACACCAATCTGAAATTAACCATCACGCTCGCCAATAGCGTGTTATCCGGCGATCTGACAGCGAATGCGGGTATTATCGTGTCTGATGTCGATATCACGCTGATTTACACGCTGCCAAGTGGCGCTACGGTGACAGAACGACTGGTCACCGATGCTGATGGTAATTTTAGTGCCACACCAAATGTCGGCGCCGATTTCATTGTTGTAGCTCGTGCTCAGGTCCTGACGCCACTATGCGAATGGGTGAACGTTGAGGCGTCATACCCCTAATTGTAATAACCCACTAAACCAATATTCCAATGGCCGCACCTCGCGGTTTTTTCATTTCTGGAGATCAATAAATGGATCAGAAATTTTTCCGTGTGCCGTTCGCGTCAAGCGGAGATACCCAGGCCATTCCCGACACTACTACCAGCGATGGTAGTGTGAACTATCCCTCGGGATGGGGGCCGGACTACGCAAAAGACCCGGCGGCTGATGCGAACGCGAAACCCGTTGAACGCGAGGCGATGAATAGTGTACTGAACGCTATTACCACGGCTATTCGTCAGTACCAGACAAACACATATCCAGAGTGGATCACGACAGCGAATAACAACGGCGCCGCGTTCGGCTATGATGCTGGTGTCGTCGTAGAATATAACGGCGTGTTGTACCTGTCGCTCGTCGACAATAACACCGCGACACCGGGTGTCGACGAAACTAAATGGCAGGTGTATATCCAGCTTGAGGCGACCGAAGAGGAAGCGATTGCTGGTGAAGGCAGCACGCAGGTGATCACCCCCCGACGTTTGCATGCTGCGGCATCCTATCTGGACAACAAGCTGAAATCGACCATTACCGAGGCAATGGCACCCTACCTGTTACCAGTTGGAGCGATCATCCTATGGAGTGCTTCTACACCGCCGGATGGATGGCTGGAACTGAACGGGCAGAGTTTTGATATAAGCGAAAACCCGAAGCTGGTCGCAATATATCCAGGCGGGCGCGTTCCTGACTGGCGAGGGCGTTTTGTGCGTGCCTGGGCCAATGGGTCTACCATTGATCCTGACTCATCGAGAAGCATCGGGTCTTATCAGGACGATGCATTGCAGAACATTACCGGTTCGTTTATTGCTGATATTGTGGCCACCAGTCGAGCGGGTCAGGGTGTCTCTGGGGCGTTTGCTGATGAAGGTGGTGTCGGCACTGGTGATCCTGGCAATCAGGACGATCTTGAGTTGCGTAAATATTCGTTTGATGCATCGCGTGTGGTGCGTACAGCCACTGAAACTCGACCAACCAACATTGCTGCGATGTATATTATTAAAACCGACAAGGCCGAGGCCGTTGCCGGAGAACAGACACCTACTGCGATTGTCATTACGCCGGGAACCAAAACGCTGAATGCGGGATTGACACAGCTATTCTCGGCCACGGTATTACCGGGTACCCTGGCTGACAATTATCCAGTGTCGTGGACTGTATCGGATAGTTCGCTGGGCAGTATTGACAGTAACGGTCTGTATACGTCAAAGACGGGCGAAAGCGGCACGCAGACTATTATTGCCAGTATCTCTACTGGCCTGGCGTCAACGGCAACGATCACCCAGCATGTTTATCTGACCGCCATTTCCATCGGTTCTGCTCCTTCAGAATTGATTGCCGGTAACAGCTATTCGATCGCGGTAACCTATTTCCCTGATAATTATACCGAGACAGTAAACGCCTCATCTTCTGATTCATCTATCGCATCACTGTCCAGTAGTGGCACGCTGACCATCAGTGGAGCAGGAACGGCAACGCTGTCACTGACAGGGACAAACTCGGGAGTCACTGAGTCATTAGTGATTACGTCAATAGAAATTGAGGAGGAGGAAACATATCTCCAGATTAACGAAAACCTCGCTGAAATAGCGGGAAAGGGCAGCACAGCACAAGCAACGGCACGAACCAATCTGGGATTAAAAGCACTGGCAACCCAAGACAGTCTGACCGCTGATGATGTTGGTGCCGTTCCACAGGCTAACGTAACGCTCGGCACTGAAAATTTGAATACTGTGCTTTCACCGGGCCGTAAGTTTCAGTCCTTAACCAGCAGTGCGACGCTGGCACGGAATTATCCGGTTGCACTGGCCGGCATGCTGGATGTAATTAAAACCACCGCCACTGGTCTTCGCCAGATTTATTATCCCTATAACACAACGGAGGTTTATCACCGCTACTGTGTTGATACCACAGCCACGACGCCAGCTTTTAGTTCGTGGTTAAAAGAGGGGAGCGGATTCTTGACGTCTGCTAATAACCTTTCTGATGTGACGAATGCGACAGTGGCGCGACAAAACCTCGGAGTGAGTTACACCATTTCGACCGATGCGGTGCCGACCGATGCCAGCAGTTATAGTGCAGGCCATATCTGGTATCAGGTGGAGGAATAACCATGCCGATTTATCGCAAAAATTCTGGGGGCGTTTTCGCCCCGGTCACTGCGCTGAATATCAATGATAGTGGAAAATTTAAATCCGTCGCTGCAGCATGGATTAATGATAACGGGACGTTTAAAAAAATATTCCCCGCAACTCCGTCCGAACCGGTTCAGTGGGACCCTAGTGAGGGGAATAGCCTGTATATTACCCCCTCCACATCTACGTGGGTAACTATGACTCAAACAGGTGACGGATTTGCATTCTATCCAACAGGAACTGATTACCAACTTACTAGCTCGCAAGTTGTCGCTATAGATGATGATGACATGGAATATTCCATGGCTACAAATGGCACTGAAGCCTACAAGACTCCATATCCTAATCCCGTTTCATTTAAAGCTAAAGTTACGCCAATACGACTCGGCCTAAATTTTTCCGGATTCTACTTGAACGGTTTTTTTGTCGGTCGAGCGGTCAGGTTCAGATTTGACTGGAGATATAGAGGTATTGATTATTTCTACATTACTAATAGGATTGTTCGCGCATCTTAA